TTTGAGGTTGAGATGGCATTCCCAACTGAAGATATCTTTCCTGAGATAGGTGATACATCATTCAGAATGATGATAAAGGGAGCACAACTTCCCGCATCTAACATCGCAGAAGTCATTGTTCCATTCAGAGGTAGACAACTCAAGGTTGCAGGAGATAGAAGATTTGATCCATGGACAATCACAGTCATCAATGATGGTGATTTCAAACTTCGCGAAGCGTTCGAGAGGTGGGCAAACTTTATCACTAAAGTATCTGATGGATCTGGTACAATCAATCCAAATGACTATCAGGTGAACTGGACAGTAAACCAACTCGGAAGAGCGAAGTTTACAGAAGGTCGTGCTGTTGATAGTGATTCACAACTTCCTGTATTGAGAAGATATTATATGCAAGGTTGCTGGCCAAGTCAGGTGTCACCAATCGAACTTAACTATGATACAGAGGGTATCGAGGAGTTCCAAGTTGTGCTTCAAGTGCAGTACTGGGAAGCGTATAAAGGTGCTGATGGACAAGGTGGTCCATCTGTGGTATAATAAATAGGATTACTATAAGACTAAGTTAATAATGGCAAAACTTTTTGGATTCTCAATAGACGATGAAGAAAAGAAGTCGAAAGGCGTAATCAGTCCCGTTCCTCCCAACAATGAGGACGGTGCTGATTATTTTCTTAGTTCCGGATTTTACGGTCAGTATGTAGATATTGAAGGTGTATTCAGAACTGAATTCGACATCATCAGAAAGTATCGTAATATGGCATTACACCCAGAGTGTGATACCGCAGTAGAGCATGTTGTAAATGAAGCGATAGTTGCCGATCTAAATGATAGTCCAGTTGAGATAGATTTAGATAATCTAAATGCTAGTGCAGGATTGAAAAAAGTAGTAAGAGAAGAATTCAAGTATATCAAAGATCTTATAGGATTTGACAAGAAGGCACATGAGATATTCAGAAACTGGTATGTTGATGGTAGATTGTATTATCATAAAGTTATAGATGTTCAAAAACCAGAATTAGGATTAGAGGAAGTAAGATATATTGATCCGCTAAAGATCAAGTTGATGAGAATAAGACCAAAGGATAAGGCAAACGGAAGAACTTATGAGGTTAGACCATCAGGCACTGTAGGTGAGTCTGTCACTGAAGATACAAAGGTGGTTGAGTTCTACACATACTATCCTCAAGGAACCGCACAAAAATATGGTAGTATAGCGGGTAAAGGTATAAAGATTGCAAAAGATGCTATAACATATTGTTCATCAGGTTTGGTAGATAGAAATAAACATATCGGATTATCATATCTTCACAAGTCAATCAAGGCACTCAATCAATTACGTATGATTGAGGACTCTCTTGTTATCTACAGAATATCAAGAGCACCAGAACGTAGAATATTTTATATTGATGTCGGTAATTTACCTAAAGTAAAGGCGGAACAATACTTACGTGACGTTATGAGTCGCTATCGTAACAAGTTAGTATACGATGCGAACACTGGTGAGATCAAGGATGACAAAAAATTCATGTCTATGCTTGAGGACTTCTGGTTACCAAGAAGAGAAGGTGGTCGTGGTACAGAGATTACAACACTACCCGGTGGACAAAACTTAGGTGAACTTACTGACGTAGAATACTTTCAAAAGAAACTATACCGTTCACTCAACGTACCTGAGTCAAGAATAGGTGCAGATGGTGGATTCAACTTAGGTAGATCATCTGAGATATTGCGTGATGAACTTATGTTTAGTAAGTTTGTAGGTCGTTTGAGAAAAAGATTTAGCGGACTATTTTTAGATCTTCTAAAGACACAACTAATCCTCAAGAACATAGTGACACCAGAGGATTGGAATAAGATGCAAGAGCACATACAGTTCGACTATCTCTATGACAATCATTTTGCAGAACTCAAAGAAACTGAATTGATGAATGAGAGACTGAATCTTATGACTCAGATCGAACCATACATCGGAACTTACTATTCTCGTGACTATGTGAAGCGTAAAATCTTACGTCAAACAGACGAAGAGATCCTTGAAATGGATAAAGAAATGGAGGAGGAAAATGCATCAGGTGTAGGTGTACCTCTTGAAACGCAACAAGCGATAGCACAAGGTCAAATGGAAGTTGATAGAGCGACAACCAACCTTGGAAAGAATGCAAAAGATCCAGATACTAAGGGAGACAGCACTGAACCACCCGGTATTGACATAAAGAAAGCTAAAATATAAGTATAAATAGATATATTATATTAAATTTAACATGGAGTCAACAGACAACTTAGGTGGTGAATTAGTTGATATGGTTATTGATGGTGCTCAACCATCTGATATTCATACTGCGATTCAAGATTTATTATCAGTCAAAGCTGCTGATAAGATTGATGAATTGAAACCTTCAGTTGCCAATGGTCTTTTCGGTGCTCCAGAGGAGCAACCAGAAACTGAGTCTGAAGTTGAAACTGAAACTGAAATTTCACAAGAACCACAAACAGAAGAATGACCGTACTAAAACAGGTTAATGACCTCGGTACTTTGACAAGTGCAAACGCTACTAGAGTTACAGGTGATGCATTCATAGTGAAAACTGGAGTTTTACATGCGTCTGCTACTGCTGCAAAGGGTGGTGGATTAGTTGGAGTATGCAATACAACAACATCAAATGTTGGAGTATCTTCAATTCATGTGAATAAACAGAATGATCTATTGCTTAGATTTACTCACCCCGCCAATTCTAAAATTATTGCAATTACGAAAGGCAATCCAAGCACAGTATTAGAGGTAGACAATAGAGATACTAAATTTGTCAAAGGCGATTTTGTCACGCTGACTGGATCTGCAGTTGGTGGATACAACACTGCCATCAAACACGTTGAGATAACAAAGATTGAAGGATCTCAAAGATATAATGATTACAAGACAACGATCACAGTCTCTGCTAATACAGCGTCACTAGCAGATTTTACAGGAGATGCGACTTTATTCAAGTCGGTGATTCCAACTCTCAAACCTTCTTCAGCAAGTGGGTGCGAAGTATTCATCAACGAGGTACAAGCAGGATGAAACTAATATCAGAAGAAATCGAATCAGTCGAGATTCTTACGGAAGAAAAAAATGGTAAGAAGAGTTTATACATTCAAGGACCATTTTTACAAGCAGAGGTGGTGAATCGTAATAAACGATTCTATCCACTAGAGACTATGTGTAATGAGGTTGCTCGTTATAACAAGTCTTTCACAGATAAAGGTCGTGCTCTTGGTGAGTTGGGTCATCCAGATGGTCCATCTATAAACTTAGATCGCGTATCTCATAAAATTATATCTCTTACCCAAGAGGGAAATAATTTTATTGGTAAGGCACAGATCTTATCAACACCCATGGGAAAAATCGCTGAGTCTCTCCTCTCTGAAGGAGTAAAACTCGGAGTATCCAGTCGTGGTATGGGTTCTATCAAGAACGTTGATGGTGTAAACCACGTTGGAGAAGACTTCATGCTTGCCACTGCTGCTGACATAGTAGCAGACCCTGCTGCCCCCGATGCTTTCGTTGATGGCATCATGGAAGGCAAAGAATGGGTATGGGAAGGAAACGTTTTGCGTGAAATGCGTTGCAACGAGGTTAAGAAGTCTATAAATAACATGGTAGATCAAGAAATCCTAGAGGCAAACAAGTTGCGTCTCTTCGCGGACTTCTTATCTAACTTATAAATAATAATATTAACACATTCTAAGTACATTCGGAACCAAATGTCGAATAATAACGAATTACATGAGATGGAAAATCAGGTAACGAAAGGTGCTAAGTCTGCCGATCCAATGCCAAAAGCTCCAAACTACGTCCCAGACGCAGGAGCAGGGTATGAAGATCTAGGTGGTCCTACTCCTACAAACTCCAGTCCAACTGACGATTCTAACAAAATCAAAACTCCATCCGCTAAGTTTGCCCAACAGGGCGATCCACACTTCAAAGGAAGTGCAGGATCTCATACACTTCCCGGTCCTGCTGCTATCAAATCCTCTGGATATGGTCGCGGTGCTAATGAGGAAGTTGAACAGGAAGAAGAAACAGTAGTTTCTGAAACTGAGGAGAAGGTAGAAAATGTTATTGAAGAAGAGGAGATCGATCTTTCACAAGACGTTCAAGCACTTCTTGAAGGTGAAGAACTCTCTGATGAGTTCAAAGATAAAGCAACTACCGTTTTCGAGGCAGTTGTAAAATCAAGAATCGCCGAAGCAAAAGAGGCGATGTCTGCTCAGTACGACAAAACACTTGTCGAAGAAGTTGAATCTATCAAGAAAGAACTCACTGAGAGAATAGACTCGTACCTAGAGTACGTAGCAAATGAGTGGTTCACTGAGAACACACTTCAATTAGAAACAGGAATCAGAGGAGAAATGTCTGAGTCCTTTATGACAGGTCTCAAGAACCTTTTTGAAGAACATTATGTAAACATCCCTGACGAGAAATATGATGTGCTTGAGGCAATGGTCGAAAAATTAGATGATATGGAGACTAAACTCAACGAACAGATTGAGAGCAACGTTTCATTAACAAAACGTTTAGCATCTTCTGTTTCTGACAACATCCTTGATGAAGTCTGTGAGGGTCTTGCATTATCCCAAAAGGAGAAGATTGCAAGTCTTGCTGAAGGTGTTGAGTTTGAAAGTGAAGTACAATATCGTGAAAAACTGTCTACTCTTAGAGAGACATATTTCGCTCCTAAGAAACCAGAGGCAAATTCACAAGAAGTTATCTCTGAAGAGGCTCCAGTAGAGGATCATTCCCCTGCTATGGAATCATACATAAGAGCACTAACACAGTACCAGTAAATTAACTAAAACACAACAACAATGTTTAATTCTTCTCAATTACAGAAGAAGTGGCAACCTCTCCTAGAGGCAGAAGGTATTGATAAAATATCCGATAATCATAGGAAAGCGGTTACCGCACAACTTCTAGAAAACCAAGAAAGATTTTTAAGAGAGGAACGTGCATTCTTAACAGAAGCACCTCCTACAACATCATTAGGTAATGGTGGAGCAACAGGTTCTGCTCCCGGATTCAGTGGAGCATCTACTGATGCGGGTCCAGTTGCCGGTTTTGATCCAGTACTTATCTCTCTTATACGTCGTGCTATGCCTAACTTGGTGGCATACGATTTAGCAGGCGTACAACCAATGAACGGTCCAACAGGTCTTATCTTCGCGATGAGAACCAGATACGATGGACAGGAAGGAAGAGAGGCATTCTTCAACGAACCAGATTCAGCGTTCTCTGCACAGGATAGTGACACATCACTCACACAGGGTGACTATGTACTAAACACTACTGACAGTGGAACTTCAGTTGGTTTCGGTACAACAGCACAAGGTCAAACACCTGAAACTGATGGTACTAACCCTGCAATCCTTAATGGTGGTTCTGCTAACGCATATAACGTTGGTCAAGGTTTCGATGCACAAGCACTTGAATCATTAGGAGACGCTGCTGCTAATGACTTCAGAGAGATGTCATTCAGCATCGAGAAGGTAACAGTTGCTGCTCGTTCAAGAGCACTCAAGGCAGAGTACAGTTTAGAACTTGCTCAAGACTTGAAAGCAATCCACGGTCTAGATGCAGAAGCAGAATTAGCAAATATCCTCTCAACAGAGATACTTGCTGAGATCAACAGAGAAATCATCAGAACAATCTACAAGGTTGCTGAACCCGGTGCAAAAACAAACACTGCAACACCCGGAATCTTCGACTTAGACGTTGACTCAAACGGAAGATGGATGGTTGAGAAATTCAAGGGAATGATGTTCCAACTTGAAAGAGACTCAAACGCTATCGCACAAAGAACTCGTCGTGGAAAGGGTAACATCATCCTTTGCTCTGCTGACGTTGCATCTGCTCTTGCTGCTGCAGGACAATTGGATTACACTCCTGCTCTAAACGCTAACTTGACAGTTGACGACACAGGTAACACATTCGCGGGTACATTGAACGGAAGATTCAAGGTATACATCGATCCATTCGCTGCTAACCTATCTGCTGATCAGTACTACGTTATGGGTTACAAAGGTTCTTCACCTTATGACGCAGGACTATTCTACTGCCC